TGATTTGAGGCGACCCAAATGGCCGATATAGAAGGCGCCGCCAGCAGCGGCGGCGCTGCCGCTCCCGCTGCGTCCAACGGCGCGGCCCCCAGTTTCACGGTCACCGATACGCGCTCGGCCGGCGATGCGATTGCCGGCCTCCTCTTTGACGCGGGTGACCCGCCGCCCTCTCCCGCGCCGCGGGAGGAGGGCGATGACCAGCCATCAGGCGGTGCTGAGCCGCCTGATACCGGAGCCGACGAGAGCCGGCCCACCGAGACCCCTGACGACAAAGGCTCAGGCGAACAGCCGGCAGCGGCTGCCATCGAACCGCCAAGGTCGTGGACACAAGACGAACAGCAGGCCTTTTCGCAGCTCCCACCCGCCTTGCAGCAGACGATTGTCCGGCGGGAGAGCCAAAGGGAAGCCGCGCTGACCCAACGCAGTCAGGAGGCCGCCGAGATCCGCAGAGCCTATGACGGCGAGCGGCAGGCGGCTGCGGCCCTCCGGGGCGAGTATCTGCAAGGTCTGCAAAAAATGATCGCGCTGGCGGTGCCGGAAGCGGCGCAGCTCGCCAACGTCGATTGGGTGGGGGTTCAGGCACAGTCGCCAGCCGAATACACCCGGCTGCACGCTCTGCGTGAACAACTGCGCGGCAGGCTTGGCGCGATCGAACAGGAGTTCCAGCAAGGTCAGGCCCAGCTCGCGGCTGTTCAGCAGCAGCAGCTCGGCGAGCTGGTCGTCAAGGAGCATCAGGCGCTTCAGGAGAAGCTCCCTGACTTTGGCGATCAGGTGAAGGGTCCTCAGCTCCGCAAGGAGCTGAGCACCTACCTGCTCGATACCGGCGGTTTTAATCAGCAGGAGGTCAGCAACGCCTACGATCACCGGCTCGTCGTGCTGGCGACCAAGGCAATGCTGTACGACCGGCAGCTCGCCGCCGCGGCATCGGCGGACACCAAGCGGAACAACCAGCCGGCCCAGGTCAGGCCTCCCGGCACCAGCCAGGACAATGACAAGGGGCCCAGATCGCGCCTGCAATCTCGCGTCAACAGGTTTGGCCGCACGAACAGCGTGCGCGACGCCGGTTCGCTCATCAGCGAAATCCTCTAATTCCGCCCGATTTCGCGCCGGGGGAGTGTCCACCGGAGTAAATCACCATGGCTTTTATCGGCAACACGTTCACCACCTTTGACGCCAAGGGTCTGCGGGAAGACCTCAGCGACATCATCTACAACATCAGCCCGACCGAGACGCCGTTTATGACTGCGATTGCCCGGGAAAAGGCGACCGCGATCTATCACGAATGGCAGACGGACGCGCTTGAGACGCCCAATACTGCCAACGCTCAAGTGCAAGGCGACGACATCTCGACCTTCGATGCTGTTGTGCCGACCGTCCGTCTTGGCAACTACACGCAGATCAGCCGGAAAACGGTCATCGTCAGCATGACCGAGGAGGCGGTCGACAAGGCGGGGCGCAAGTCGGAGATGGGCTATCAGGTCGCCAAAAAGGGCAAGTCCCTCAAGCGCGACATCGAGAGCATTCTCCTGATGAACCAAGCCAGGGCCGCCGGCACCGTCGGCGCAACCCCGGCGAAGAGCGCTTCTGTTCTGGCGTGGCTCAAAACCAACGTTGCCAACGTCGTCGCGGGCGGCGCCAACCCGGCCGGCGACGGCACGAACGCGAGGACCGACGGCACCACCCCGGTGGCTTTCACCGAGGCGATGCTGCAGACCGCGCTCGCGAGCGTGTGGCAGAACTCGGGCGACGAGCCCGACATGGTGCTGGTCAACAGCTCGCAGAAGACCAAGATCTCGGCCTTCACCGGCAACAACACCCGCTACGTCAACGCCGAGGAGGAGAAGCTCGTCAACTCGATCGACGTCTATGTCTATGATTTTGGCAGCGTCGAGATCAAGCCCGACCGCTTTATGCGGACGCGCGACGCCTTGATACTCAATACCGATTTGTGGGGTCTGGCGTGGCTGCGCCCGGTCAATCTGGTCGATCTGGCCAAGACCGGCGACAACGAGAAGAAGCTCCTCGTCGGCGAGTACACGCTGACCTCGCGCAACGAGGCTGGGTCCGGCGCGGTCGTCGACCTGCTGTAAGGGGAAGATCCGCGTGCGCGTTTTTCCCCTGTGCGCGCACGCGGTTAGGCGGCCCGTCTCGGAGGGATGGGTCGCCGCTTTTTTCTGAACGGAAATGCCCATGGCTGATTTATCGGACGGCGCCAACTGGTTTGAGACCGACGGCGCCAACAATAGGCCTCCGCCCAACGGCTGGCCCGAGGGGATGATGCCGTCGGGCGTCAACGACACCGCGCGCGCCGATAAGGGCGCCCTGAAGCGGTTCTGGGACCGCATCAATCCGGTGCAGGGCATCACGCCGTCGGGCGGCGTATGGACCTTTACGACGAGCAATCCGGCCTATCCGACGAGCTATGTCAACGGTGAAGTCTATACCTTTGTCGCCAGTGTCCCGAATGCAGGGGGCGACCAATTTCAGGTCAACGCTCTCGGTGCTAAGCCGATCTGGAAGCGGGTGAGTTACGGTAGCGGATTTACGCCGGTCGTCGCACAGGACATCCTCAATCCCCTCCCACCACAGCTTATCTATAATGGCTCGCTCAACGGCGGCAGCGGGGCCTTTGTTCTTGTTAACCCGTTTGTGCCGATCTCGAGCGATGGCGGGGGCGGCATCAGCACGGGCAATGCCGCGATCAGCGGTGCGCTCTCGGTCTCGGGCGGGATCACGGCGGCGAGCCTGAGCTCGACCGGCGGCATCAGCGCGTCGGGCAATATCAGCTCGTCGGGCACAATCTCGGGGGCCGCCCTCAGCTCGTCGGGCACGATCTCGACGGGGGGCACGGTTCAGGGAGGATACATTCACAGCACGGGAAACGTGCAGGCCGACAACGCGGTGACCTCGCCGACTATGACGGCGACGGGGACGATCCAGGGCGCGTTCGTCCACAGCACCGGGAATGTGGTGGCCGACGTCGATGTCGGTTGTCGCGACCTGAACGCGGGACGCAACGTCAACGCCACGGCCGGCACCGTGACGGCGGCGCAGTTGACGAGCACCGGCAATGCGAACATCGCCGGGACCTGCACGGCGGCGCATTTTGTCGGCAATTTCAGCGTTGAATATACGGTCGCGGGCTTGCCGGCGCCGACCGCGGCATTGCGCGGAACCAGGGCGCACGTCGTGGACGTGGGCCTCTCCAGCCGAAATTTTATGGACCCTGTTACCACGGGCGGCGGGAGCTTCGTCATGCCGGTTTTCTGCACCGGAACGCAATGGGTCTTTGCCTGACCGGCCATGTCGCTCCTGAATGACTGGCGGTTTCTGTCACGCGATCCCCAGACGGGCGCGGTCGAGCATTACCGATACGACGCCGACAGCGACCGCTGCATCATCCGCCGCACGGTCGACCACGAGCCGCTCCTCGAGGCGAACAAGCGGCTGGCGTCAGAGTGGGACGGCTGGAACCGCGACCGCTCGATGCGCCTCGCGGCGCGGATCACGCCGGAGATCCAGCTCGAGTGGTTCCAGAAGCATGGCGTGCGCGCCTGGGACAAGAACCACAAGGCGGCGGTGCGCCGGCTCCTGAACAGCAACGAGTACCGCTACCTGCGGATCGGACACTTTATTATCTGAGGCCGCCATGGCGCTGGACAGCTATGCGAACCTACAGGCCACGGTGCTCGACTGGCTCGCCCGCCCGGGCGACCCGCTGGTGGCGCCTGCGGTCCCCGACATGATCCTGATGTTCGAGGAGGAGGCGCGCGACCGGTTGCAGACCCGCTTTACCGAGAAGACCGTGACGTTGACGCCGGAGCCCGGCAGCAGCACGGTCCCCTTGCCGCTCGATTATTGCGAATTGCGCGAAATGTGGATCGACACGGCAAACGGGCGGAACGTCTTTACCTACCAGACGCCGCGTAATCTCGACGAGAATTTCTACTTCCTGTCGAAGGTGCCGGGCGCCTTCACGATCGAGGGTCTGAACCTGCGCTTTATCGGCGATCTCGGCACCGCGGCGACGTTCTCCGGCGGCAGTTCCACCGTGACGCTGACGCCAAACGCGACTACGACGATCATCTCCGACAGCCGCATCGGCCCCAGCACGCTTGTTGGGCTGATGCCGCTGACCAGCACCGCAGCTGCCGCCGAGCCTTCGATCTGGGTCGATCCGGAGGCCGGCGAGGCGACAATCCACCACGCCAACAGCCCAAACGCCGATCAGGACTTTTCCTACACGATTGGCGGCGTTTTGGTCCTGGCCGGATCGTCTGGTTCCATCGTGGTGCCGGCGCCGCTCAACCTCCTCTATTTCTCCGGCCTGCCGGCGCTGAGCGGCACGGTCTCGACCAACTGGCTCCTGGCGCAGTACCCCTCGGCCTACCTCTGGGGCACGCTCAGCTACGCCGCGCCCTATATCGGCGACGACCCGCGCCTGCCGATCTGGCTGACCGCGCGCGACAACGTTATCGAACGCATCCGCCTCGCCGACCGCCGCGCCAAGTTCCCCCACGGTCTGATGATCCAGACCGACGTCAGGAACCCGTGATGGCAATCCTCCCCTTTGGCGAATGGCTGCCGGATGGGCCGGCCTTTGGCAACCCCGGCACTGTCACCGCCCTCAATGTCGTGCCGCGCTCGGTGCGCTCCTATACCGCGATGCTGTCGCCGGTGCCGCATTCGGCGGCGCTGCCCTCGCAGGTGCGCGGGTCGTATGGGTATCGCGATGGCGGCGGCCACGTCCTTAACTTCGCCGCGACGCTTCAGCGCATTTATCTGCAGCAGACCGGCGGCGCTGACTTTAACACCGACGTCAGCGGCGCGGGCGCGCCCTATAACACCGAGGCCGATCGCTGGTGGTCGATGACGTCGTTTGGCAAGCGGATCATCGCGACCAATTACGACGATCCGATCCAAACCTATCTCGCCGGGACCGATAGCGTCTTCAGCGACCTCTCGGCCTCGGCGCCGCGCGCCCGCTACTGCGCGGTCATCCGCGACTTCCTGATGGTCGCCAATGTCGACGACGTCGTCGATGGCGTCGTGCCGTACCGGCTGGCTTGGCCGGCGATCGGCGACCCGACAAACTGGCCGACGCCGGGGACGAACGCGGCGATCGAGCTGCAGTCGGACTATCAGGACCTTGTGCAGACCGACCTCGGCTCGATCACGGGTCTCGTCGGAGGGCACCTTTCGGCGGCCGATGGGGCGGCGTTCTGCGAGCGCGGGATCTACCGCATCCAATATGCCGGCAGCCCGAAGATCTTTGATTTCGCGGTCGCCGAGGGGTCAGCCGGCACCGACGCGCCGCTGTCGATCGTCGCCCGTCGCCTGCCGTCCGATAGCGGCGGCATCCGGTCGGTCGTCTACTATTTCGGGTCGGACGGGTTCTATGCGTTCGACGGCGCCGGCTCGACCGCGATCGGCGCGCAGAAGATCGACCGGACGTTTCTTGCCGACCTCGACATGGCGCATCTGCGCGATGTCGCGGGCACCTGGGACCCCCTGAGGAAGCTCATTCTGTGGGTTTATCACGGCACAGGGAACAACGGTCTCTACAACCGCATGCTGATTTTTAACTGGGAGCTGGCGCGCTGGAGCCTCGTCGACCTGACGGCGACGCCGCTCGAATGGCTCGAGAGCACGACCTACAGCACAGCCGGCTATACGCTCGACCAGCTCGACCCGTTTGGCAATCTCGAGCAGCTGAAGTTCAGCCTCGATAGTCTGGCTTGGACGAACGCCAACCCGATAATTGGCTGGTTTGACGCCAACCACGTCCAGGTTTTCCCGACCGGGCCGAGCATGCCCGCGATGATCGAGACGACCGAGGCGCAATTATTTCCCGATCGGCGCACGCGCGTCACGGGAGCGCGCCCCCTGCACGACGCTATCGTGCCGGCCTCAGTCGCCGTAGGCGTCCGCGAGACGATCCGGCAGTCGGTCGTGTTCCAGGCCGCGGTGCCGGAGAACATCCTCGGCAACTGCCCGCAGCGTTGCACCGGGCGCTACGTCCGTTTCCGGATGAACCTGCCTGCGGGCGCGAATTTTCACAACCTGCAGGGCATTGACGCCGCGGCGCGGCCGGAGGGCATCCGCTGATGGGGCAGGCGATCCTCGCCCGCCCGCCCGCTACACCGCTCGTCCCCGCTGATGTCGGCAATGTCCGCGTCACGCTGGTGCGCTTCACCAGCGCCCTCAATCAGGTGCTGCGCGGCGGGATCGCGGCGACGCTCGAGGTGACGCTCGCGCCGGGCGACACGACCAGCGTTTTTCAGGACAGCCGGATCGGTCGCTACACCTACATCGGGCTGATGCCGACGACCGTCAGCGCCCTCGCCGCGCTGCCATCCATCTGGATCGTGCCGACCAGGGGCGGGGCGACAATCCATCATGCCAGCAGCAGTTCTACCGATCAGACATTCGTCGCCTGTCTCCTGGGCTGAGGGCGACGTCACGATCGACCTGCCGCCATTGGACGAGGTCGCGCGCTGCTGGCCGATCCTCGAGCCGATCTTGAAGCGCGCCACCGACCGGTGCCGGGGCTACGAGCCCGTGGATGTCCTGCAGCTCGTGATGGTAGGTCAGATGAACCTTTTCGTCGTCCGTGTCGGCGGCAGGATCGCCGCGCTCGCGGTGACCCAGGTCCACCAGTTCCCGCGCTGCCGTGTCCTCGAGGTGCCGTTCGTCGCCGGCACGGGTCTGACGCGCTGGTGGCGCCCGCTCCTCGCCGCATTGGACGCCCAGGCCGAGATGCTCGACTGCGCCGATCTGGCCGGCTGGGACCGCAAGGGCTGGGCGCGTTACGGGTTTGAGGTCAGCGGCGTCACCCTGGTGCGGCGGTTGAAGGGCTGAGGCTTCCCCGAGTTTTGAGCCGGCAACACGTCGCGTGACCCGCGGCGCCTGAAGGACTGTGCCCATGTCCAAATCGACGCCCTCTACCAGCACGACGGTCCAGAGCAACCCGCTCGCCCAAGCGCAGCAGCCGTTTCTGCAGGGGCTGTGGACCGGCGGCGCGTCGAATGCGGGGGTCCTGCCGGGCAGCCAGCCGCTCGGCCAGGACCTGCTCAACCAGATGATCGCCTACGGGCAGAACCAGTTTACCAACACCTCCGGGCCGGCCAGCGGCACGATGCCGGGCGCGCTCAACTATGTGCAGCAGATCCTCTCCGGCCAGTATCCCCAGGCGAACATGCCAGCCGGGCAGCAGCTGGGCGCCCTCGGCGACATCGGCCAAAATGCCCAGGCGGCCGGAACGAGTTACGGAGACCAGCTCGCCCGGGCCGCCTATGGCGTTCCCGGCGCCGTCGCACCTTATCAACAGAGCCTCTCTGATCTTGCGACGGGGGCAAGGGGTGCGGCCAGCAATTATGCCAGCGGTCTGGCCGGCGCGGCGCAACAGGCCCCCGGCGCGGTTGCCCCCGCCGTTGCCGGCCTCAATTCGCTGGCCGGCCAGTATTCGCCGCTCTCCGGTATCGGCTATGGGCTCGGCGGCTCACTCCAAGGCATGGGCCAGGGCGCCGTCGGCGCGGGACAAGGCGCACTCGGCGCGCTCGGAGGGCTTGCGCCGTCCGGCATGAATGTGGCGAACCCCGCGGTGAGCGGGCTCTATGCCAACGCCGGCATGGGGATCGCCGGCAACCCGATCTTTGACAGCCTGCGCGGGATGGCGTCGGGTCAGTATGTCGACCCGCGCACCAACCCGGCCCTTGCCGGCACGATCCAGGCCGCGACGCAGCCGCTGGTCAACCAGTATCAGACGGCGATCGCACCCCAGCTCGACAGCGGGTTCGAGGCGGGCGGGCGCTATGGCTCGGGCGCCGCGTTAAACGCCCGCGGGCAGGCCCAGTACGGTCTGGGGCAGGCGCTCAGCGGCGCCACCTCGAATATCGTCAACAACGCCTACAACACCGGTCTCAACAGCATGCTCGGGGCGGGTCAGGCGCTGGGCAGCGCCTACAACACCGGCGTCGGCAACGTATCGAATGCGCTCTCCCAGGCGGGCGGGCTCGGGCAGGCTGGCGTCGGCCTCGCCGGCAATCTGTTGAACCAGGGCTATGGCGCGCTCAATCAGGCCTACGGCACGGGTGGCCAGCTGACCGGGCAGGCCGGCAGCACGATCGGCAACCTCGTCAATACCGGGCTCAGCGGCGCCGGCAATCTCCTCAACCAGGGCGGCCAACTCGGCCTCAGCGGGCTGCAGGCGCTGATGTCGGGCCTCGGCGCCGCCGGCAATCTGTCGAACCAGGGCTACCAGACGGCCGGCAACCTGACAAACCAAGCGGGCCAGCTCGGGCTCGGCGGCCAGAATGCCCTCCTGTCTGGCCTCGCCGCCGGTGCCGGGGCCACAAATCAGGGCTACGGGACCGCCGCCAACGCATTCGGGCAGGCCGGCAACTTGGCGAATACCGGCGCCCTCAATCTCGGCGGCATCGCCCAGATGTCGCCCGATCTGGCCAACTTCCCGCTGTCGCAGCTCTCGGCCGGATACAACGCCGGCTGGCTGCCGCTGCAGAATTTCGCCAGCCTTCTCGGCCAGCCGATCGGCGGCAATACGTCGAGCACGACGACGCAGCAGATGAGCCAGAATGTCGGGTCGCAGATCCTCAGCGGCATCACCGGTCTGGGGTCGATCGCCAAGCTATTTTTTTAGGAGGCGGCGATGGCGCTCTTTGACGACGCGCTGATGCCCTTTGGCTACTCGGGTCTGACGCCGGATCAGATCGCGCAGGTCCAGAGCCAGGGCTATTTTATGAACCCCGACGCGACGCAGGCCTCGCCTCAGCAGCAGTCCGGCACCGGGCCCGCGGTCGACGCCTCCGGCACCCCGCAAAACGCCGCCGGGCTCGGTCAGGCGACCGGGCTCGACCCCAAGACGCTGGCCTCGCTCGGGCTGATAGATCAGCCCGAGAAATCGCTCTGGGACAAGCTGGCGGCGGGGCTGGGCGGGCAAGACTTTAAGGACCTGCAGAAAACCGTGGCGGGGATGGGGGCGCAGCAGCAGCAGCTCGCGTTGCCGCCGGCGAGCCCGCCGCGCTACCCCCCGGCCCAGAACCCCTATTTTAACATCTACCGGCGCTCGCAGACCGATCCTAGGGCGGCCCTAAAGGCGCTCCTTGGCGGAGGGCTTTATTGATGGCAGATACGCCCGACACCGGCGGCGG